TTGACAAAACTTCTTTGTCTAATATGAAGCAGTCTACTGTTGATCAGATATTTAAAGAGGGCGCACCTGAAGGTCTTGTTGGTCAAATGCAAAGACTGGTGAACGCACAAAAAGAAATATTTGAAGCGAACAAAAGTTCGGCTTTCAAAAAACTGTCTTCAGGTCAATTAAATGAAATTGAAGCCGCTGAGTTGATAGCGCATAGATCTACAAAAGCTTCAGACATAGAAAAAATAGTAAAAAGCTTTGCCGATGACCCAGATGCCCTAGCAAAAATACAGGGCAACTATATGGAAAAGCTTATCGCTGATTTTGGCGATACACTTACAACAGATGGCAAAGCTTTAGGGGCGTTTGCAAAACGTCTTCTTGACGCAAACGAAGGCGGAAAACTAACCGCAATATTTGGCAAAGAAACTGGCGAAGACATGGCTAAGTTTGCCAGAATACTAGAGTTCAATGCTAGAACAACGGCTGGTGGTGACTTGGTTGCCGCAAACATAGCGGCAAGTCCGCTACAGAACTTGGGTAAGCTTGTTAGGTTTACTATTATCGGCAAGGTTCTTTCATCTGGCGGATACTATGACGACATTTTAAAACAATATAAGAAACAAATTGTAGGTGAGTCTCCTGATCAGCGCTCCAGAACGCTTGGCAGATTGATGTCTCAAGCGTTTACAAACGCATCCATACAAACTCCGCCGCAAATAGCGCAAGAGGGCATAGCGGAAGCAGAAAGTCAAATTGGCTCTATGATGCAAAGCTCCGGCATAGGCGAACAATTGTCCGGTATTCAGAGTCAAATGACAGGGCCAGTCCCTGCGTCTGGGCTGTCTGCCGCAAACGTATCATCACCGCAACAGCCAGCAGGAAGCATACGTCAGCAAGCCGCAACAAACCCTGCGGTAGCGCAAGCGCTTGGCATACAAGGGGCAACAGCAGGGCTGTTAGGACAACCATGAACATAGATCAATTACGCGAAGAGCTTGCAGACGATGAAGGATGCAAGTACGAGATATATTTGGATCATCTTGGCCTGCCTACGTTTGGTGTGGGGGCATTGGTCAAGGAGCAAGACCCAGAGTATGGTCAGCCAGTAGGCACACCTGTATCAGAGGAGCGTGTACGTCAGCGCTTTAAGCTAGACATAGCAGTGACAATTGAAGACTGCCGTCGCCTGTGCAGCAATGTTGATGTTGACTTTGATGAGCTAGACGAAAAGCATCCAGACGCAGCGTTGTGCTTGTGCAACATGGCGTTTAACCTAGGCTATCCTAGACTAAGCAAGTTTAAGCGTATGTGGGCGAATGTAGCGAAGGCCATGGACGATCCTAAAGCGTGGCTAGATGTGGCTACAGAAGCCGAGGACAGCCGCTGGTTTGATCAGGTACCCAACAGAGCCAAAAGGCTTACAGCGCGTTTCAGGGCGCTTGCTGATGCGATTTGATTTAAGTTTCTGAAGGGAGAGTTGCTATCATAAACAGCTTCTCGGCTGTTGATAACGGCATTATTGGGGAGCATATATGTGCGCTCCGTCTGTTGAAGTTAGGCGTATCATGTAGAATTGTTAACATGGGCGCAACGGATATTGTCGCTGAATTTGATGGCAACGTATATCGAGTGCAAGTAAAGTCCAGTCAATTAAAAGAAAAAGCCACCAACAAAAATAATTACGGCTACCAATTCATAGTTTCAAAAGGTGGTAAAAAGGAACCTTTTACACCATATGATTGCGATGTAATTGCTTGTGTTGCATTAGACACAGAAAATGTCTGGTTTTTTCCTGTACACAAAATTTGTAGACAATTGTCAAAACGTATACATCCAAAGCGTTTTGACGAACATACGACTAAGCGCACATGGAAAGATACTATAGCCTATCTTGAGACTTTGTAGCGCCCATAATCACCAAGCCACATGATTCACACTTTGGCGAATCCATTGTGTAATCAACAAAGCATTTACACTTTGGACACTTGTCTTCATCAATGGCTTTTTGTATAGGGCCCTTTTCTTTGCCTTGTTTAGACAATGCTAATTTCATGCGGCTGAACCAATTCCTGCTTTCACATCATCATTGTAATTTTCTTTGTAATGATCTGCAACAAGTTTGGCGATCTGTTGCCCAATTTTTCTGTGTTCGTTTGCGCTGATCTTTACAAGTTTATTGTAAGTGCTAATATCAACGGCAACGGATTTAAATTCTTTCATTTGATTTACTCCCACTAAATAACAAGAATGGGCATATTCTAACATGTTTAAAGGTTATCGCAAGTATAATAAGTATGGCGCTCAGAAGACTAAATTTATGGGTTACACATTTGACTCTAAATGGGAAGCGGAGCGATGGGGTCAACTCACAGCTATGGAAAAAGCTAAGTCAATAAAAAATCTTGAAAGGCAAATTAAGTACGACATTGTTGTGAACGACCAAAAGATTTGTAGGTACATTGCAGATTTCAAATATATTCAAGTTGAGGAAGATGGGTCTGAAGAAGAAATAGTCGAAGATGCTAAAGGCGTTGAAACTGCTGATTTTAAATTGAAAAAGAAATTGATGTTGGCAGTGCATGGGATTGAGATAAAATTATCTAAGAAAAAGCGTTGACATTCTTTTTGAGATTGCTTATCTACAAATTGTGGAAGCAACTAAAAAGGAGGGCGCAATGCTTAATGCACCTACCACATTTATGTCTAATGATCTGACGCCAATCTATGATCGGCGCAAGAACGTTATGCAACAGATTGCTGATCTTCAGAACGAACTGAAGGTTATCAATAACTCTCTTATCCAACAATTTGAGGATCAAGCCGAGCAAGTTCTTGCCAGCAAGGGCAAAGACTTTGGTCAGGTTACGATCAAGTCTGAAGGTTTTAAGATCTCTATTGACTCGCGCAAGCGTGTTGACTGGGATCAGGAAAAGCTTATGAGCCTTCTTGATAATATGGATAACGAGAACGCGAAGCATTATGCGACAGTCAAGGTGTCTGTTGCAGAAGCTAAGTTCCAGCAAGCCCCACCAGATATTCGCGCAAAACTCTCTGAGTGCCGCACTGTGTATCTGCAAGGCAAATCAGTAAACATTGAGGTTGATGATGCTTAACATTATTACAGCAGAAGAAAGGCTTGCCGAAAAACGCGGTCACAAGATTGTGGTCGCGGGTAAGTCTGGCGTGGGCAAGACCAGTCTTGTCCGCACCTTAAACACGGATACAACTCTATTCATGGACTTAGAGGCTGGTGACGCAGCCATCGAAGGCGTGAAGGTTGATGTCATCCGTCCGCGAACATGGCAAGAGTGCCGTGACTTCGCCTGTTTTTTAGGCGGGGGCAATCCTGCTCTGAACGATGATGCTCCGTACTCTATGGCACACTATCAATATGTGTGTGAGGTTTATGGCGATCCAGAAAAGTTACTGTCTAAGTACGATACGATCTTTATTGACAGTATTACGGTTGCTGGACGCTTGTGCTTCAGTCACTGTCAGAATCAACCAGACAATAGATCTGAGCGTAGTGGCAAGCTTGATACTCGCGCTGTGTACGGTATGCAGGGTCGTGAGATGATGGCTTGGCTGACGCATTTGCAACACATTCGTCAGAAGAATGTGATCTTTGTTGGTATCTTGGATGAGATCACTGACGATTACGGCAGAGCCGAATACAAGCTACAAATGGAAGGCAGTAAAACAAGTCGTGAACTGCCTGGAATTGTAGATGAGGTGATTACCATGACAACGCTGACAAGCGATGAAGGCCAGCAGTTTCGTGCCTTTGTTTGTCATACGTTAAACAAATGGAATTACCCAGCCAAAGATCGTAGTGGTCGGTTAGATATGATTGAAGAACCGCATCTTGGCAAACTGTTAGACAAAATGTCTGGTGGAAAGGCGCAAGTCGATAGACCAATGGCTTTTGTAAATCCTAGTGAAGTGGTTATTGCAGAAGGAGAAGAAACAAATGCTTAACCTAAATAATGTAGCACCAGCAGAATACGATAACGCTCCGCTGGAATTAATGCCTGATGGCACGATTGTTCGTGGCATGGTCAAACTTACTGGTGGCGATGTGGAGTTGCCTGAGTTCGGCGCGGGGCAGTATTTTAAGTCATCACAGTCAACAAGCGCCAAATGGTTGCCTATTGAGGTTACTATCTTTGGTGGCGATTTTGACAAGCGTAAAGTGTGGCACAATATCTTTGTTGATGGTGACAAGCTTTCTGAGCGTGGTGTTCCAGTAGCAAAAGAAATCGGTCTTCGTACATTAAAAAGTATGATTGATAGCGCATTTAATTTGTCATCAAAGGACGACTCACCACAAGCACAATCCGCTCGTAATCTTAACGGTGTTAATGATCTTAATGGTGTAAGCATCTGCTTTGCTATCGGTGTAGAGAAAGGCACTAACGGTTACGCTGATAAGAACAAAATTAAATATGTTCTTACCGCAGATTCTAAAGGCTTTATTGCTGGTTCAGCGCCTGTTTCTACACCAACTGCAAATGCGCCCATGCCTTCTGCTGCACCACAACCAACAACAGCAACGGCTGGCGTTACGCCATCTTGGGCTAAATAGGAGGTCGCAATGTTAGGAAGAATTTTTAAATCAATCTTTGGTTTGCAAGAACCAAAAAAACAAAAAGGCTACACTAGAGCGCAATTAGCTAAAGAATTGGAGCCGGGTTTGAATGCTCTGTTCGGTGCTGAATATGAAAAATATTTAAACAAAAAACGTAAGCACCCACGTTACTGTGATCCGTTACGCGCTATCATGGAAAGTGGCAGACCTTACACTCTGAGCCAGCTTCAGAAGCGTTTAGGCAAAACTAAAGGCACTGTTGCTCACGAAATGAGTCAATTGCGTAAGGCTGGTTTTTTGATTACAAAAAAGTACGACAAAAAAATCTCTGCGTATAAGTATCGGAATCCATCGTGATTTTGCGCGGATACCAAGAGGCGGCTATTAATGCCGCCTCTGACGCTTTAGACAAACATGGCAACACGCTTGTCGTGGCTCCTACTGGCGCTGGCAAGACTATTATGCTGTCTGCGCTTGTTGGCAAGCGGTATAAGAAAAACGATAATGTTCTAATTCTTCAGCATCGTGATGAATTAGTTTCACAAAATTCCAATAAATTTCACAAGGTCAATTTAAATCTCACTAGCAGTTTTTACAATGCTTCACAAAAGGATTGGTCAGGCAACGCTGTATTTGCAATGGTGCAGACGCTATCTCGTGAGAAGAACCTAGCGCAAATGCCGCACGTTGACATGATTGTTGTCGATGAAGCGCATCATACTATTGCCGATACATATCAGCGTATCATTAAGGCCGCAAAGGAAGCAAATGAGGGGGTGCAAGTAGTTGGCTTTACCGCTACCCCTAACCGTGGTGACAAGAAGGGTCTGCGGGACGTATTTAATAATTGCAGTCACCAGATTGAAATTTCTACTCTGATTAATGAAGGGTTTTTAGTTCCGCCAAAAACATATGTGATTGATGTGGGTGTACAGGATGAGTTGCGGAGTGTCCGCAAAACTGTTGCCGACTTTGATATGGAAGCTGTTGAGCGGATTATGAATCGCCGCGCTATCAACAAAAGAGTTGTAGAGGAGTGGGCAGAGAGAGCGCCCGATAGAAAAACAATTGTGTTCTGCTCAACAATTAAACATGCAACAGATTTATGTGAAGAGTTCCTTGATGCCAATGTAAAGGCCGCTACTGTAACTGGGGACACTCCAAGCCATGAACGTGAAGAGATTTTACATGAATTGGCTCATGGAGATATAGAAGTTGTAGTTAATGTTGCTGTGCTTACGGAGGGGTTTGATGCCCCGCCTGTGTCGTGTGTCATGCTGACTCGCCCATGTTCGTATAAAGCGACAATGGTGCAAATGATCGGTCGAGGATTACGCACGATTGATCAGGAAGAGTTCCCTGATGTCATTAAAGATAACTGTGTTGTCATGGACTTTGGCACATCGGTTCTTACGCATGGATCTTTGGATGATTTAGTCAATCTTGATGGTGGTGAGTTAAACGGTGATCAGCCCAAAAAAGATTGTGCTGGGTGTGGTAGCTCAATTCCTTTATCTGCAAAAGAATGCCCTATTTGCGGCTATGAAGCGCAAGATGGCGAGAAGATGCCGCTAGAGGATCTTGACTCATTTGAACTTACTGAAGTTGATCTTATGGAGAGGTCGCCATTCCGGTGGATTGATTTGTTTGGCACAGGATCTTGTTGGTCGTCATCTGGGTTCAATGGATTTTCTTTAGTCGCAGAGACAACATGTGCCTCTGTTGCCTTGGTTAAAAAGAATGACGGTAGAGTTAGAGTTATTAGCATCGGAAGCACAAGGCAAGTTATGGCAGCGGCTGATGATTTTATGAGAGTAAATGAAAATAGCGACAGCGCTAAGAAAAGTAAGCGCTGGCTTAATGATCGTGTCAGCGAAAAGCAACGTGTCCAGTTGAACAAGCACGGAGTGCATGTAGGCGCTTTTGACTTCTCGTGGACTAAATATAAAGCGGCGTGTATGCTGAATTATATTTGGAATAAAAGATTTATTGACACATATGTCAATGACGTAGCTCAGAAA